ACTTCCAGCGTACGCCTTTCTTTGACTGATCAAAAGCTTCCAGAAGATTTCCATAGTCGAAGACGTTTTCAAGTTTTCCATATTCTTCATTGACCGCTTCTTTCTTCTTCCGCCGTTTCTCTTCCCTGCGGATCCGTCTTGCAGCCTTTCTTTCTTCGCTTGTCATTTTATAAAACACCCCGCATACATAAATTTTGCGCCACTATGTACATAAGCAGCTGGCATGAAACAAGGCTGCGCAATCCTTGCCATGCAAGCAGCGTCCGCCAGCTGCTGTCGGCGTGTAAATTTACCAATAAGGAAGGTCAAGTATTCCTTATTTACTTTGTGCCACTGCTTTCGTTTCCTACTCGGACGGGGCAACGTATATAATCAGAGCGGGACGCCAAGCGCAGTCGAAGCATTGTTGTTGTTGGCATTACCATTGTTGTTGACATTACAGAAGTTCGTCGTGTTCGACGCGTTCGGAGAATCGCACCACCAATTGACGCGGGATCCCTGCTTTCAATACTTAACCTATAAAATTATTTGATGAATCGTTCTGCTTTCTGGATCAGCCGCTTCATGAAGTTCTTCACCCACTCTTCGTCGATCGTTTCTGTGATCGTTTCTAGTGCTACTTTCTTCAATTTCTTTGCTTTTCCTTCCAGTGTTTCCGATTCGATCTGTTTCTTCATTTCCTTGTATCTTTGATTGTCAGATTTCTTCCAAGCTGTTATATATCCCTTTTCAGAAACAATCATGCCGACAATGATTTTCAATTGTTCGCTATCTGCTCCACGAACTGTCCGAAGACTTTGCAGCTGTTGCAAGATCTTTTCACAGTTTGCATTCGCTTCGTTCTGATAATGCCTGCGATCAATCACTTCTTCGTTCGTCTTCACAAATATCGTGTTCGCACTCACTACGTTATTAACTAACGCCTGCCCTTCCGCAATAATTGGCATTGTATAAACGAATCTGTATTTCTTCGGAATATTGTTTTCGTTCATGCAGAATTTGATCAATTCATTCTGAATGTCCACAGCTGTTTGAAAGAACTGCATTTCTGATTGTTCACGTCTGCTTTTCAAAACACTCATGTCACAATATCCTTTCGCCAGTATTCACGCCGCACACGGCGGCGTGATTGTGTGATTCGTGATTATACTGTAAAGCAGAGCGGGACGCCAAGCGCAGTCGAAGCATTGTAGCTGCCGGCATGACCATTGTAGGTGACACCACAGAAGCCCGTCGTGTTCGACGCGTACGGAGAATCGCACCACCAATTGACGCGGGATCCCTGCTCCGCCTTTCCTTTTCCTTGTCCTTTGCAGATGTGGCGAAGTGAACCAGCAAATATCGGGAACTGTACGCCGCAGCCGTTACCATATCCGACTTCTGACCATGTATTGTGTCCCCATACTTCCACTTCGGAAGGAAGCCACAACTTCAAGTCTTCTTGCCAAGCCCAGCCACCTTTTGTGCTTACAAGTCTTTTATCTGCTTTTATCACTGCTTTAAGATCCGCTGGAAGTGTATTGAAGATCGTTCCGTTCAGTGTTGTCTTCAATGCACTTGCTGGAAATCCGCCAGTATTTGTGTTTGTGCTGTTCATTGCGTATGTTGTTTCAAGGCAATCACGCGAAATGAAGTGAATTCTGTGATTATTGTTTGACTGATAACCGAAATATGTATCAATTCCCGCAATTTCCATTCTGACAGATTCGCCAGTCGTCAGCGTTACGTCCTTATAGTCACCAATATTCAGATCGGTGAAGTCGCCTGCTGCCGCCTTTGCTGCTATCTGTTCCCATGTCAGTTTGATTTCCTTTCCGTTGTAGCCGTATGCAGCACGGATCTGCGCCTGCTTGTCGTCAAGTGCTTGCTTTACAAGATAGCCTTGCGGAATATATCCGCTTTCTGTGATTTCTAACGTGTCCACAAACTCTGGCATAACTGTGATTCCCAGCGTCTGCTTTACTGCTTCCATTAAATCGCTGTACTTGATCACTTTTGTTCCTTCTGTCTTTTCTACAATCAGAAGCGTGTCTTCCGTGATCTCTGTTGTCTGTGCGATCTGGTTTATCGGTTTTTCTGGTAAACTCATTATTTTTCATTCCTTTCTTATAATGTCGCAAATACTTTTCTTGCTCCTATTCTTTCGCCGTCGTCTGTTACAAGAAGCGATCCGTCACTTGTGACGATACTTTGTACAACTTCATTTGTTGCAGCCACCGCTTCCATAATGTCAACGCGTTCTTGCAGATCTTGAATATAAATAAGCAATTGTCCTGCGACTTCTTCGTCAAGAATTCCTTTGATTGTGTCAACCCATGCTTCAAATTCTGCCTGCTGTTGGCTTGTGTAGTTCTGTAAATACTGCTTGAAGTTTTCCAGAAATTCGTCTGCTGCCGTCTTGTCGTTGTCAACTTCGCCTTTGTACTGCTGCAAATATTCGTCTGCTGCCTGCTGCTTCTGATCAATTCCTTCTTCGAATATTTCCACGTCATTGACGATTCTGAATCGCTGTTCGTCGAAGTATTTATTGAATTGCGCGTATATCTGCGAAAAGTCGATCTGATCGACTGCGCCAGCCACCCAGCCACATTTCGAATTGTCCATTCTTGTGTCTGTGATCATTGACTGTGTAATCACTGTTGTTCCCGCTGCAATATATACTTCTGCAAGCGTGATTTCAAATACTGTGTCACTTCTTGTGTTCGCTGGCTTTGCTGGCGAAGCTGCGTTCCCGCCTTTGTCTGCGTATGCCGTTATTGTTCTTGCTGAAAGATCCAGCTTGATCTTGATTGCGTCGTATCTGTTCAGATTTCCGCTTGCAACTTCAAGATCTATGACCAGTGGTTCTGTGTTCTGATAGCCATATCCTATCAGCCACGCATACCCAGAATTCACAGTCACCGACATTCCGCCGTTTTCTACTACTTGCAGATCTCCATTGAATACGCCACTTTTGAACAATGGTTTGAAGTAGTTCGCCCAGTGTGCCGCATTGTACTTTCTGTCGCCACCCTTCGAATTGAAGAATGTTGCAATTTCCATTGTTTCACCTTCTTTCTAATTTTCATCAAGATTCACTGTTTCTGGCAGTGGATCCCCGAATGTTGGAACAATGTCGAAGCCGCCGTTTTCAAATATTTCTTGAATCTCTGTGATCCGCTTGTCCATTTCAATTCCCCACATTTTCTTTTTCACTGTCACAATATCGCCCAGATCGTAGTCTTCGCGATATACAAAATTGACAAAAGGCTTCGTTTGTGCGTCCATTGCTTCGACGATCCCGAATTCAGCAAGCTTTTCGTTTCCTTTCTGCTTCAAGATCTCTATGTATTCGTCGTCTGTCATGTCGTCGTCTTTTTGAACGTCCCTTGCGTCTACTACTACTTCTCGAAGATCCCAGCCAGTTCCGCCACCTACTGTCACAAGCGTTCTTGCAGTCCCTTCGCCTTCGCCTGCTACGACAGCGCATGTCTTCGTGTTCTGATTGCTGAAAACGTATGAAACGCCGTTCAAGTTCTTGTATATCTCCGAAAATACAACACGGCTTCTTTCTCTCTGCGATTCCGTCCGATCAACTCCTTTGTACACTTCGAAGAAGAACTTCTTTGCTTTGAAATCTGCACGAATAATAAATCCCAGATTGCTATATTTCGAAAGTTTACACATGTATGTGTATAATTCTTTGTATGACACTTGAAATCTAACTGTTTCCGAATATCCTTTCAATTCTCCAAGTTCCACGAACGGCATTGCTGTCACCGACTGCACCAGCTTTCTCATTCCTGCTTCTGTCTTTCCATTGAAATTCACCACAGTTTTTATCGCTCTTCTGTCCATTATTGAAGACAAGAATCTCCCAGACGCTGTGATTTCATTCACTGTGTCGTCAATTGCTATGTACTCCACAATCCCGCTTTCCTTGCTTGTCGTCTTCACGATATGCCCGTTCTTTTCCTTGAACTCCCGCTTCGACAGAATGTTGTTTTCTGCAAGCAGCTGCAAGTTTCTTGCATTCAGCGGCGCATGTATTTCAAAATTCCCGCATTCATAGTATTTCCGTGTCCAGATCAATGATCTGAACACGTCAATCACTCCAAGTCGGTTCAAGTTCTGATCATACGAAACAACAATGACTTTGTTTTCTTTTGACATTCCCTTTCCCCCTTATGCGAACATGTATTGATTCTTGTATTCGAATTTTACGTTCAAATACTCCACGCCTGCGTCTGCGTCGTACTTAATCACATTCATTCCCATTACAAGTTGAATATATCCGTCGTTGTCTTCGTCCACAGTGTAGTTATAGTCAATCACTACACCATTTCGCAGAAGTTCTACTGTGATTTCTCCTTCAACTGTTTTTATTGTGATCATATCGTTCGGAAGCATTGTGCAAAGCAGTTTCAATGTTTCATTTGTCGTCTGATTGTATATGATCGGATTGACAACTTCGTCGTCAGCTTCCAGTGTGATTGTAATTCCCACGTCTTTTGTGCTTTCGTTGTCCACTTGCTTGATTGTATCTGTTTCTCTGTGTCCGAACTCCATTCCTTCTTCTGGTATTTCGCATTCGAATTCCCAGTCGTCGTACCACTGCGACATTTCGATCTTGATTGTTCCTTCTGCGTCTGTGAAATATGGATCTGTACATATTAGCGAAATTACAGCTGCGCGAAGTACGCCTTTTTCTTCTACGTCTATATTTTCAACTCTGTACTTTATTTCGCGTCTGTCGCCTTCTTCTTCGTGAATGAATGTGCCTTCCGAATGTACCTTGAACACGCGCGAAAGAAATTCACGATTCTGTCTGTGATTTCTGCGAATGTTTGCTGTGATCACAATGTTGCGTTGTTCCAGCCCTTCGCCGTTGTACGTCGTGCCGTCCGTTGTTGCATTCAGCGACGTGGACACAGCGTTCTTCACGCTGTAGATCCCGTCGCAGCTTACAAGGAAATATTCGCAATTGTCGTGATCGTATGTGAAGACTGCTTCCAGTCCTGCGTCATTTCTGCAAGTTATAGTCTTCATGTTTTAGATCACCCCGCTTTCAATTTCAGCACCATTTGTCGTGTCTGATTTCTCGTCTGTCGTGCTACTTCTGACGGCGACAACTCTTTCGGGCTGTTGATAGTTATGTTCTGCGTGAATCCGCCTGCTGCCACTGCTGTTCCGTAGCTTACAGATCCAGACTTCGTGTTGATATAGCTGTCAATCGTCGTCGGAACTCCTTTTCGCATTGCTTCTTGTATTCTGTCTTCTTCGTCGTCCATTCCGTCTTCGACACCTTCTGCCATACCAGCTGGAATCATTTTTCCGACTTGATCACGCATTACACGCGAAGGCGAATGAATTCCGAAGAAGTCTTTCACGGCGTCCAGTGCTGATGAAGCAAGATCTTTGAATACTTGTATCAGACTGCTTGCTGCGTTCTTTACGCCTTGAATAACTCCGTCTATGATGTTCTTTCCAAGCGATAGCCAGTCCGTATTTGTGATTGTGTCCCATATTGCAGATATAATCTGTGGAACTGCTGCAATCAGTGCTGGAATAGCTTGAATCAATCCACTAATCAATGATCCGATCAGTTCGATTCCCATTTGTATAATTTTTGGTAAATTTGTCGTGAGTGTATTGACAACTGATGTGATAATCTGTGGAACTGCTGCGATCAGCTGTGGGATCGCGTTTATAATTCCGCTGATTAAAGATTGCAGAAGTGTGATTCCAGCTTGAATGATCTGCGGCAGCATACCAGTCAGCGTGGAAACGATCGTCGTGATTATCGTCGGCAACATTGCGATCAGCTGTGGAATTGCGCTTACAATTCCGTTCACAAGTGAAATCAGCAGATCAAGTCCTGCTTGTACGATTTTTGGTAGATTTTCCATTACAGAATTCACAATCACTGGGAACAAGTCTATCACGGCTTGAATCAATGACGGAACTGCTTCTGTGATTCCGTTGACCAGATTGACCAGAATATCAATTCCAGACGATACGATCTGCGGAAGATTTTCTGTTATTGTTGCTGTTACGTTCTGGATCATAACTGGCAGCATTGCCAGTAAATTTGGGATTGTTTGATTCAATCCGTCCAGAATCCCTTGAAATAGTGAAATCGCTGCGTTCAGCACTTCTGGAAGAAGTGTCGGCAACAATGTTATTGCTGAATTGATCAACCCGAAGAACGCGTCGATCAGTGGCTGCATTAGTGACGTGATCAATCCTTGCGCCTGCCCGAATATTTCAGTCAGTGTCCCGCCCAGTCCTTGAATCAACTGCGGAACTGCTTCCACAATCGAAGTCACTGCTTGAATCACCCGCGGGATCAAGTTGTTTGCTGCTGTGATTGCAGATTCGCACAGATCGTCAATCAATGCGCTGACGTCAGCTTCGTCGTTCGCGAATCCGACAAGCAAGTTTGACCATGCTGCTTTTGTCGAATTGATTGATCCTTCAATAGTTGTGCTTGCTTCTTTTGCTGTCGTTCCAGTGATTCCCATTTCTGTTTGAACGACATGTATTGCGTCCACAATGTCTGCGTATGATGATATATCATACTTGACGCCAGAAAGCTTCGTTGCGTCGTCAAGAAGCCTTTGCATTTCTTCTTTTGTTCCGCCATATCCCAGCTTTAAGTTGTCCAGCATTGTGTAATTTTGCTTTGCGAATCCTTGATATGCCGTTTGTATGCTTTCAATGCTTGTGCCCATTTTATTTGCATTGTCCGACATATCTGTGATCGCCATATCCGCTTTTTCAGCGGCTGCTGCTGTGTCCCCGTCTAGACTTTGAAGAAGTGACGCTGAAAATCCCGTCACTGTTTCCATGTACTGATTCGCCGACATTCCCGCTGTCTTGTACGCATTATTCGCGTAGTTCTGGACTTCGCCTGCTGAATCTTTAAAAAGCGTTTCCACGCCCCCGACAAGCTGTTCATATTCCGCATACTGTTCGACTGCCGATTTCGCAACTGCTGCCCCTGCACTGACAACGGCTGCTGAAAAGCCTGCAAAAGCCTTCATTGTTCCGCCGACAACATTTGTCAGCACTGTGAATCCGCCCTTTGCTGCTGTTGCAGCTGCGTCGCCGACTGCTTTCAGCTGTGCCGATACTGGCGGGATCTTTTCTTTGACGTCATTAACTGCTGTTTTTACTTTTCCGAATGCGTCTGCTACCTTCTGCACGGCTGGGTGTGCGTCCTTGAAAGCTTCTACTTTCTGCTTTGCACCTTCCACAGCTGTTCCGATTTTCTTCACGGCTTCGCTTTCTTTTACAGTTTCGGTGATTTTCCCTTTCACCTTCACGAATCCGTCTGCAAGCTTGTTCACTACTGGAATTTTGCTTGCTATATTGTATATTTTAGTCCCCAGCGATTCAGCTTCTTTTGCTGATTTCTTTTGCTGATCTTCGACAGCCTTCAATTCCGTCTTATACTCCGAAAGCTTCGTCTTTGTCAGTGCAATTTCCCTTTGAAGATCTCTGTACGCTTCGTCGTTTACGTCTTTTCCTGCTGCCGCCATTTCCTTTTCGGCTTGTGTCAGCATTTTCAGTTTTTCTTCTGTTTCTGACACAGCGTTCTTCAAAATGACTTGCTTTTGTGCTGCCAGTTCTGTATTTTTGGGATCCAGTTTCAGAAGCGAATTCACNCCCNTCAATTCAGACTGTAGGCTTTTGGCGTTTGCGTTCACCGAAGACAATGCTTTGTTCAACGGCGTCNCATTTCCGTCGATTGTGACTGTTATGCCCTTCAAGCCCTTTGACATGCTTTCACCCTTTCTTTCCGAAAAGTGAACGCGCTTTCATTCTGTCTGGCTTCGTCTGTGTCAATCTGTGTGCATTTTCCAGATATTCCCGTCCTTCTTCCGTTTTGTTCATTTCGTGAATGAATGCGTCACGCCTATATTGTAAATAGTCGATATATTCCAGATCTTCAATTTCATTCACATTCAGCCCCGTGTATTCGTGAACAAGGTGTTCCCAGTACGTCGGCATGTCGAAGAAGTTTTCTTCGTCTGTCGGATAGAACGGGAGTGTTAGTTTGGGCTTGCTGCTTCGCCTTTGCAAAATTTGACATATAATTCAAGAAATTCTTTCAGTTCCCCGAATTCCATTCTGTCTTCAACCCAGTCAACACTTATCTTTTCGCCAGCCATATTGTTTGAAAGTATCACGGCGACAAGTTCGTACATGTCGTCAATGATTTTCTTGCTGCGTTCAGACTTTTCAACTTCGTCGGCTGGTTCTTCGTCTGTTTTGATGAAGCTATTCAGATCCAGAAGCATGTCGAAGATTTTCTTCTTCGGCATACCGACAAGAATTGTCTTTTCTTTTCCGTTGTCTTCATCAAAAGTCAGAACCATATAATTTCTTTTAGCCTTCTGAAAATTTACTTTGTAATTCATATTCACTTTCCTTCCTTTCGCGTGTGTGGGGCTGTTGTGTTCCAGCCCCGTTTTTATTTATCAATTATCCCTGCTGTGCTGCTGTCTGCGCTGCAATGAATTCAGCGATTATTTCAGCTTTTGTTGTCTTTGTGATTGTATATCCCTTCGCTGCTGCAATCGTCTTGATATTATCCACAGTCAGCGCGTTCAATTCTTCTTCTGTGTATGTCTGCTGGTACTGTTCTTCAATTTCTTCTACGAACTGAATCAGTGTTCCTTCGTCGTCCTGCGGCTTGCATGAAAATTCTGCGTCGATTACTGTTGCAGAATCTGTCGCCCATGTGATTGTAAATCCAGCAGAATTTCTTCCCACTATTACCAGATAGCAATCTCCTTCCACTGGATCTTTATGCACAAACAGAATGACATACTGCTTGCCGTCGTCGTTGTTTGTT